ACCTTGCCGCTTGATGCAGCGTTGCTGACCAGCGTTGTTTGCGAGGTTGTAGAAAGCGCGATAGTGGCGGACTTGCCAATGATCGTGCTCACATTTACGATGTTTGGTGCAGCCATTTTCTAGCCTCCTTTACCCAAAAACGATAGCCATAGCTATGGCCTTACCAGTTGATATTCCTGCGTTGCCGAACGAGAGCGTTCCCGAACCGTCGGTTACAAGTGCTTGACCACTTGTACCATCTGCACCGGGCATTGTCAGCGTAAAACTTGCACTAACCGTAGTTGGAGCGTCAAGCCCAACATACTCGCCCCCTGCGGCGTCCTCTAATCTTAATGCCGGAGCCAGTGCTCCGGTGCCAATAAAGTCGGCTAAATCTTTTGCGCGTGTTGCCATCTCACACCTCCTTTACGGCTTTGTAGGCCAATCGGCCTCTTCTAAGTTGGGCCAGTTCGCGTGACTCGTTATATCACGCAGCGCCTGACGATAGCTAGTCATTGCAGCATCCATCGTAACATCAGTCAACGCGAAGTAATCAGTATCAGCCAGCAATCCATCACGCTTAGTGCGGTTGGCTGTAGCAGTCTTAGCATCAAGCGTGGCCTGATACGCAGCCTCATGCTGTGCCTTAGTAGTTGTCACCACATTGCCATCGTCATCAGTCTCAGTGGTGTCACTGAACATATCACGGGCAACGTAGTTCTCTACCCAGTTGCCGTTAGCATCCTGTACGACACCATCACGCACAGAGTTCTGATACGCTGTTGTTGTAGCCGCTGGGCTGCGTAGGACTGCATCTAAGTCCAGTGCATCCAGTGTGGCTGCTTTCCATGTGCGAGGCAGGGAAGTGTTGGGGTTAGCTGCTCGCCATTGCCCTTGTGTCTTTACTTCGCCTGTAGTTCTGTTTCTGTATTCTGACATGATTGATATTCTCCTGAGTCAGTTGATGTAGTTATGCGATTGCGTAAAAGATGTAAGAATGACCACTCTCGTTTGTAGTGTAAGCACCATCAGTGTTTTGGATAACAGCAAAGCCTGAAGAGTTAGGAACAAGGTTGTCATAAGTCGTTGCTTCAGCTGCGGTGTCATTCAGAGACAGTATGGGATCGTTACCGACCACAATGCCCCTCTCTGTGTCATACACCATAAAATCACCACCGGTGTTGTAAGCCTTGATCATCACAAACCTAGCACCTGACGTAAAGCCACAGTCGATAACCTTAGAACCGTCTGTAGTGCCGTCCCCGTCATAGCTCCCCACCTTAGATATACCATCAAGGCTTGCGAATAGGTAGGCTATGTAGGTCTGCCCACTTTCGTTTACTCTTACATTATCTGAAACTGAAAAAACAGAAGATGTTGGCGTTGTGCTATTCCATAATTGATTACCACCAACAGCAGCACTGCCTGATGCAGATGTGTTATTTAGTTCTAATTTATTTGTATTTCCTAAAGACCCAACATACACAAACCAATCATCTCCAGAACTACGTTTTTTCACCCACATCATCTCAGGTACTGCGCCAAGGTTATGGCTAACAGTTCTATTGCTTCCTGTGCCTGTGTAAGCAACGACATCGAAATAGCCCGGCGCACGTTTCCAATTCCACGTTAAGGCATTAGTAGTCGTACTAGACGAGCCGGGTTGATAACCTACATTGCTTTGGAAGTCAGCTGTATCACCTGATATTTCTGCATTGGTATTAACTGTTTGAAGTCTTTTATCAGATGTAAGTCTTGCGTGAACATAACCACCCGGGGCTGTTCTGGCGTTATAGATTGACATATCAACAGGAAAGCCTGTGTAGTAATTTACGCCGCCAACACTAGAATCTCTAGTAACAGGCATAAACACCTCAGTCCCACTCTCAGGCACTTTAGTGCCACGGCGGATTGCCATGTAGATGTAGGTTTCACCAGAAGCATTTATATTGCCGCCAGTATCTCTAGGTTGAAAACCCGTTGCATTTATACTTAAATAATAGTCAACTTGTTCAGCAGCAGAGCTGTTAGCCTCTAAGTAATTATCCGCGCCAGCGTTGGTAGTACCTACAACTGTGCCTCTCATTACGTCAATAATCAACCAAGGTCTAAAGGCAGATGCGTTTTTAATAAGTAACCACTGAGGCTCAAACCCTAAGTCAATCACAGGGCCAACAGCGTTTTGATTACCAGTATAACTCCCACACTTGATAATATCAGCATCACCATCAGGGCCGAACTCACCGTCACCATCGTTGTGTGCGAAGATGTAGGCTACATATTTCCAACCAAGGTTATTATAATTGCCGTTTACCACATCATCACTTCCAACAGTAAAGTGTGTATCTGTGGGGGCTGTACCGTTCCAAGCAATATTTTGTTCAGAGTACTGAGCCGTATCATAAGCATCATTGGTGTTATTTAAAGTAAGGTAATAATTCTCTGGTGAAGTTGCGTGAGCCTTACGGTGATACACCCTCCAATCCCGAGCAGAAACATTTAATAATTTTACAAATATTGCCCCCGGAACAGACTCAAGGTTATGTGCTATCTGTCTACCTGCAACTCCATTTCCGTCCCACTGAACACTATCAAAAAACTTAGGGGCTTTCCGAAATGTCCAATAAACATGGTCATTTGACCACCCTACTCCAGTTTGGTTGCCGAAAGTAAATCCATTAGAATTAAAGGATTTCATACCGTCACTGTTTGTTTGTTGAGCGTAATCTTGATTAGAGTTTAAAAACTTACCTATACCTTGCTCCGTGTCCATAAGAACATGATTAATAGCACCATCTCTTGCCTTAGCCCAAACAAGCCCACCTTCTCCACTAAGGTCAATGTTATTTGTTATTGTTTGAGTGCTAGCCTCAGTACCCTCATACAAATAAGTGCTGAACACATCTTCTACGTTCAGGCCAGCACCACCAGCATTACCAGCCGCAGCCTGTAGCATCTTTTTCTTAGTAGCCATTATTCAAGCCCTCCTTAACCGAGCGCCTGCCCAGCCGTAAATCCATACCAGTTAGTTCCACCGTCACGGGTAGTGAACACAAACACGTCCTTCGCAGATGCAGTCGCAGTCAGCGTAGGAGCCGTGGCAGCAGGCCAATCAACAGAAGTAGGCCAAGTCACAGTGTAGCCAGAGGCTGAAGCATCTTGGATGATCTCAATGCTAAACGTGTATGACGTGCCGCTTGCAGGAGGGTTGCTGAACGTGAACGTGGTGTTCTCTGTCAGCGTATGGCTGAAGCTGTTGGCGTTCTCGCAGTTGACCGTAGTGGCGTTGCTAGATGATGTGACAGCGGCGTAAGTTTCGTTGTAGCTGTCGGCTACAAGTTCGCCAGTGATGTCTACATCACCAGTGTAAGTCGGCGTCATCTTAGCGTCTAGCTGCGTTTGAATCGCGCTAGTCACGCCGTCAACGTAGTTTAACTCTGTTGTTGTTAGTGTCGCACCGTCCAGAATATTTAACTCAGCAGCCGTTGCCGACACACCCAAATTAGTCAGAGCAGTTGCGGCGCTCGACAAATCAGACAAGTTGTTCGCAGACTGCGCATATCGAGCATCCGACTGTGCTTTAGTATAGGCACTCGTCACCTCAAAAGTAGCGTATGAAATAACGTCAACACTGTCGCCAGTTGTGGCCCCCGCCGCCAAAACAACAGACGTGCCGTTCGTAGCCGTATAGTCTGTGGTGTCTTTTAAAAGGACACCATTTTGATAGACTTGGATATTCCCAACAGTATAGGTCACGCTAAAGGTTGTTTGTGCCGATGTAGCCGTGAAAGAAGTTACATCAAAAGTAGTATTGGTCGCACTCGAACCCGCTGTAATCTCAACAACCGCGGCACCCGCGCCAGCACCGTCACAGTAAACGATAGAAGAACTTCCGTCCAAAATGTCTACAGAAGCACCAGACCCCTGCGTGACTGTGATTGTACTGCCACAGTCGTTCTTAATAAAGTAAACTTTTTGAGCGTCATTAGGAGCAATCGTCACCGTAACAGCAACTCCCGGTGTGCCGCCAAAAACAAGTACTTTGCTCATACCGTCGGAAATGGAGCCGTCGGAGGTTGTAACAGTCTCCGTTGCACCCGTGAGAGTTATATCGACAACCCCGTTAGTTAAACGGTCGATAATGTCAAAGTTCGTGTTAGTGGATGCACCCCATGTACCGGATTCATCCCCCGTGGCGATTTTCTTCAACCCGCCGTTTACTGTATAGGTAGCCATGTCTCTTTACCTTTACGCTGCTATTTCAGTCCATGTTACACCAGAAACTGGCTCTTCTTCTGTCCAAGTGCTACCCGGTGAAGGGGCTACGCCTGTCCAACTCGTCCCCGGTTCAGGGATTATTTGATCGTAAACTAGCACAGAACCAACTTGGGCGCTAGAAGAAAGCCCTGTAACAGAAATTCTTACACTTAGCTTCGCTTCTACAAAACCAACCAAAGCCGTGGCAACCATGTCAATGTTGTTCACAGGAACTCTCTGGAACGTGCGAAGATCAACAGGATTAACAAGCCCTGATGCTGCAATTCCCGTAACTTCGACGTTAGGAGCATCACCTATTATGGTCGGGGCTGTAACCCCGCCAACCGCTTCAACACCTACAGCGTTTATATCAACGCCTGTGCCTTCGATGATCGTGACACTGCCGACACTTCCTGAAATCTCAAGTCCCGTCGCCGGAGCGTAAGCGTTGATTACAATGCTTGTCCCAGTACCAACCGCGGACGTTGCCGAGACGCCCGTGACAGGTACATCAACACCACCACCTTGAATAATAGATACAGTTCCTACGAAGCCTGTCGCTTCGAGCCCCGTAACAGGAACAACTTGTTCCGTCTGTACCGAAACAACGCCAACGGACGTTGAACCAAGAACTCCAACAGGAGTAACTAATCCATCACCCGTAACTGTAACGGAACCTACCGATCCAGTTGTAGATACTCCAGCAACAAGAACCACGGCTCCTGCCGTAACAGTTGCAGAGCCTACCGATCCAGTTGCAGTAGGCAAAGAAGGGCTCTCGCCCCACGCAGAGATGCCCCAAGAGCCGAAACCCCAACCTGTTAAGGGTACAACGACATCCGCCATAACTCTTACGCGATGCGGATAAGTGCGTTAGTCGCGTCTGCCGTTGGGAATACAATCTGGAAGTCGCCCGCTGTAGACGATTTGTCAGAGCCGAAGTCCAAAACAACAACAGTGTCTGTCGTGCCAGAACCCGCGCCCGTAGTAGTGTTGTAAATCAACGCCCCACGCGCCGTGATCGTGGCAGATGTAAACGTCAGATCCGCAAAGTCTGTAAACGCTGTGGTTCCAGAAGTTGTCGGAGTTACGTTAGTCAAAGTGCCGCCGCCAGCAGCATACGAACCAGAATTACCAACTTCGTTAGTTGCAGTGTAATCTGTAGTCGCCGCCGTAAACGAAGCGTTGTTATCGTACAAGGCTAACTTAAACGTATCGCCTGTAGAGTTTGTAAAATTGTGACTACCTGTAAGCAATTCCTGCTTAAAAGAAGTACACATATAGTTTCCGCTGAAAGCCATGATTATAGTCTCCTTATAAGTTCAGCCAGTTCGGGGTTCCCCGCATCCTTGAGTGCATTATACACAGTTGTGCGGTCACTGCGAATAGCCTGTCGCATGTAATATGCAACAAGCGTTTCAATGTGTCTTGAAAAGGCACGAGCCTGATCGCGTATTCCAGATTCTGCGGTGTCCGAAACTGAAATAATCTTATCAACACATTGCTCCGCTAACTCTTCGGGAGTAAACCCGCGGTTATCCGTAGTCTTTACACCAATAACAGGTGCGTCTTTGTTGATATCTACCTTGAACTCAAACATTACTGTTTTGCCCTTATAACCTTACCTGTGCGGTATTCATCTGTTGTTTCTTTGGCCTCACCCAACATTTTAATGCCCATTACAGCCTCTTGGAACCTTTGAGCATACATAGCCATAACATCTTGTTCGCCTTTCATGTAAATGTAGGCTTCAACAAGCGCCCCGTACAGCATAGCCATTTCAGCGTTCTCACTGAGCCATGTTGTGCCACTCTCTGAACCCGCAGTCAGACTCAAGGGTCGATAGAAATAGTGAAGTTCCGCGGTGTAGTTCGCTCCAACCGCAGGAGCGTTTGGAGTCGGAGCCAGTAAAAAATTATCCACATCGAACACCCCATAATAACGTGGGGCACCCGTTGTCGTATCGTCCGGAGTATAGGTCTGCAAAAAGCTAGGGTCTTTAAACTCAACAAAAAACCTGTCCGCATCTGGGCCTCGCAAGCTCAAAGAAAACGGAGCAAGAAAGTCTGAGGGAACCGCCAAAAAAGAGTTGCCTGCCGTAGTCGAAGCCGTAGAGTTCTTTCTAAACAAACTAAGCTGTACGTTTTTTAAAATCCGCTCTTCTGCCTGACGGATAAACAAGGGAAGATTTGTTACAAAAGATGTTTCGTCATTCTCTGTATAATCTTGGATAGCCTGCTTTAGTTGTGCGTATGTAAAACTCATAGCGTGTTCACCTTATAACCCATGCCACTATGGACGCTACAATAGGTATACAATGTCGGAGCACCAATAGCGACTGTAATCTGAGTGTAGGCTCCCGACGAACCCGGCGTCCCATTGTAAGTAACACCTGTTGTATACTCTGAGCCACCACCATGTGTGCCATCTGAAGTTGTTGAAAAGCGCAACGGGTGCCCTGAGTTAGTGTTGCTTGATTGGTCATAACGATAGGTACTGCCCTCATATACATCTACACCAGCACCGCCGGGCTGAGAGCCATTTTGATAGTAAACATTCCCACTGCCGGGGTTAACAACAGTAATCGCATATGTAGCCCTGACTGCAACGGCGGAGGGTGATCCAACCGAAGATGTAGCGCCTATACCCGTAGAGTTAACAGTAACATCAGTACCCGTGCCGGGAGTAACAACAGTTACAGCCCCAACTCCGCTGGAAAGAGCTACGGTATTCGGTATTTCTGTTGGCATTTCCGCATTTCCTGCGGTGCTCCAATTACCATTGCCCAAATAAACAATGCCGTTAGTCGTGACCACCAAAAAAGCACTCGTAGGGTTGCCCGTATCCGGACGCGCATCTTTTAAAGCTTGCGGGTCTATAACTTTAGGAAAAGGACCTAGTTGAGGCTGCTTAGACTCAAACTCATCCTTGCCAACAAGCGCCCCTGTCCACTCTTTACGCATGTCTTTGTACCGATACCGGAACCCGGATCGGTCAGAGATGGCAAAAGAGTTTTTTCCAGAAGCAAACTTACTCATTAGTTTGTCCTAAAGTACTGATACTGAGGAACAACATTAAAAGACGACCTGTCGCGGTCCTCGGTCATGGCGCGTTCGAACTCTTCTTCGTAAACCGCTTTCAAAAGCTGTACACGGTTCGGAGCCCGTTTCATGGAAATGTAATACGCCAGCCCCGCGGCCAAACAAGGGTAAAAACGAAAGGGCATATCAAGCGTATTGGTCTGGCCGTCCGCATCATTCATGCGAGTTAAAGCGTCGTATACAATAACGTCAGTGCTGTTTTCTGGAACAGGCCACACGTTTAAGACAGGGGTAATCTGACGGTCAAGGAAAAACTGAGAGGGTCTTCCTTGAGTTGTTTTGTTTGGAATAGACAAGAACGTGTCCCGACTAACTCTGTCTAAAGCGTAATCGGTGTTACTTCTTCGAACTACAACAGACAAAACGTCTATAACATCTGAGCTCACCGAAACGTCTCCATCCCCCTGAGTGGATGTGAAGCTTCGTTGCTTGATAGTCCATTGATTTAATCCACGGTTAGCCCATTCAGCAAGCATAAGATTCAAAGAACGTTTTGCAGTTCTTAAATCATACCCCGTCCGGACCTCTAAACCGCAGCGTTCAAAAGCCTCTTCAATATACTCAGCAACGTCTAGTTCGAAGTCAGATGTTCCAGATAACGCCATTTTAACCTACTTTTTAGATTTACGAACGGCTCCACCGCTACGCAGTTTCTTAACCATTCCGCCGCCACGCAGTTTCTTAACCATTCCGCCGCCACGCATCTTTTTTGCCATGCCGCCACTACGCATCTTTTTAGGTTTCATCGCCATTTTTTAGTCTCCTGTACAGTTTTTCGCGGTTAAAGTAAATTTCTGTAGAGTTGTACTCACCGTCATAGCTATCATAGTATCCCTTTTTGTC